ATTCTTAGTAGGTTTATATTATGAAGATCCGGGTTCAGCAGGTGACCCAGAAAATCTTAATGCTCAAATAAGAGAGTTTAAGAAGTTATTAGCAAGAGATCAATTACCTATGATTCAATTTGATGATATTGAAGAATTGATTAATAAAGCAACTCTTCTTAATAAAGAAAGAAAACTTAAACCTGATCCAAAGAATGGTAATGATGGAGATGATGATGGGTTGGATGATACAGATGATGATTTAGATAATCTTCATATGTAATAAAGATAAATTAAATACTAGAGGATTTTTTATAATTTCCTCTAGTATTTAAATTCTTTTTTTATTTACTTACTTTATCAGCAATCTTATTAAGAACTGGAGATTTAGACTTTCTAAGTCTATTAAAGTAAATCTTCATTCTCTTAACTGCCTGTGTATGATACTTTCTATCAAGCTTTGCTCTAAGAACTTTTCTAAACTTCATAAGCTTCTTAAGCTTTCTATAATCAGCATCATTATTAGCAGCAGCACATACATTTATTGCCAATGCATAAAGCTGTTTCTTTTTTGATTCAGCATCCAATCTAATCATCATTGGCTTATTATATTTAGCTTCGGAGAAGTAACTATCATCGTCATCATATGTATATGATTCAATGATTGTTTTTACATTAGCATCTGTCATAAATCCTTCTCTAATAGCTGTATCTGATTCATTCTCTACGAAATTTCTCTTCTCATCTGAATTAAGCTCATCATTAACAAGAAGTGTAGTAGCAGCCATTGACATCATATCATCAGCTTCCATCTCTGCATCAGAATCTAAATCTTCTTCATCATCAGATCCATTGATTTCATCATCAAGCTCACCACTAAGTTCTCTATCTAATTCAGCAAGATCATCATCATCTAAATTATCTACATCATCTATTGAAGATAGATCTGAAATATCATCAGTACCTACATCATCAGATGTGTTATCATAATCATCACTATAATCGCTACCAAAACTAGAATATCTTCCAGAAAATGCATCTTCAGCTTCATCATCGTTATAACCATATTCATCATCATCTTCTTGATATTGCTTATTTGGTTCGACTCCATCTGCCTGCACAAACTGATCATCAATATTAGAATATTTATCTAAATCATCTCCTTCAAAAAAATAATTTGATTTAGATGGTAGTGGTCTTGAAAGTAATTCCTCAATTCTACTCATTTTATTAGTAGTCCACCTTTCTTAAATAGTTCATAATTATTTATGTGTTTCAGGAACTAAAAAACTTCTACGACTAATTCGTTGGTATGAACCCAATTATCTCTTGTATAATCATACCCCGCTTTCCACTTAGTAACCATAGTTATTAATCCAATTTCAACATATCCATCAGAATGATATCTTTCTCCAGTAGTTTTATCCCATATAATACATCTAGCGTAACCATCAGTATTTTGATAATCTTCTATTAGAAATTGGAATACGTGACCTTGGAATTCTAATATTCTTTCATTACTACGAAAAGCATCCATAAAAGATTTTATCATATTTATACCCTTTCATAAAGCATAAATTTAAGTAAATGTGCATTTATTACTTGATATAATCATTATTACAGATAGATAAATTTAATAAAGTGAGGCTTATATGGAAACAAATACATTTATAGAGAGATATGTGGATTCGATGAAAGATGTAATGATTAAAATGAATCCAGATATAGATGAAGATAAAATTGAAGATATAATAAGAAAAACTATAGAAAAGAAAATACAGAATCCAGAGGTTATTCTGGATAATAATTATACACATGAAAATAGAAATACCAATTTATTATCAGTATTAAATTGGGTAGAGAATAGAAATCCCATTATAGGTGGAAATGGTACATTTTATAAAAATCAACATGAAGCAATAAACCCAACAGCTGTCATGCTTGATAATTTTGCTTCTCAAAGAAAAGCATATAAAAAAGAGATGTTCTCTGTAGAAGATTCATCTAGTAATGAATATAAAGATTTAGATAGAAAGCAGAATAATGAAAAAATAAATATGAATTCATATTATGGTGCTAGTGGATTAGCAACATCTGCTTTTTATAGTAAGTATAGTGGTCCAGCAACAACTCATATAGCTCAACAAGTAATATCATCAGCAGAGATGTTATTTGAAGGATTATTAGCAGATAATTATGTCTTTTTAAATACTACTGAATGTATTGAATGGATTACTACAATAATGAAGAATTTTGATTATTGTGATAAATTTATTAAACGACATTCATTATCTGAAGTTACTAATAGATTATATGATGCTATTTTAGATACTAATGATAATTCATATGAATTACTTCAAGATTTTTTATATTCATATGATGAAGATGAATTATCATTCATTTATTATAAGAATAATATATTTGAATTTATAACAGACCATGAAATAGTTAAATCATTATTATATTCGATATTTAGTAATGTAAATAATTTATCTATTATAGATAAAAATGATGAAGATTGGTTTAGTGAAATTCCTAATGAATATAGAAATGATTTTATAGGTAAGAATGTTAAGGATTGGAATAAATTTGTTAGTAAAGAATATTTTATGGACCCATCTAATCCACCTAGTAGTATAGAAAAAGAATTATATAAATTAAATGAATTAATAATGAAATATGTATACTGTAGATATTTATCATTTGATAGAATTTATAGACACAGAAATTTTAAAAGAAGAGTAGTAACTGTAATTGATACAGATAGTAATATTCTTTCAGTAGATACTTTAGTAAATCATATATTCTCTTTTATAGATAAAAATGGATTTAATAGATCAGTTACTAATAATGAATTTATTTGTATTAATACTATTGCTTTTATAATCACTCATGTAATAGAGAATTTATTATTATACTTTGGAGAAAATGCTAATATACCAGAAGAATTTAGACCTAACTTCAATATGAAGAATGAATTTTATTTCTCTAAGTTAATAATAGGAAGTGCTAAAAAGAGATATATTACAAAAATACTATTAAGAGAAGGAAATCTATTAAATCCTGCTAAATATGATATTAAAGGATTCGATTTTAAGAAATCTACAACTTCAGAATATTGTGAAGAAAGATTTATGGGATTAGTAAAAAAATACCTAATAGAAAATGAAGGTGAATTTGATATAAAATCAATGCTTAAAGATATTTATAAATTTAGAGAAGAGATAATAGAATCTATTAGAAGTGGTGAGAATATTTATTTACCAACTGCTTCTGTTAAAGAAATGGCATCATATGCAAATCCATTTTCAGAAGCATCTGTTAGAGGAACAACAGCTTGGAACATACTAAATCCAGATAGTCAAGTAGAAATACCATCAAGAGTAAGTATATTAAAATTAAATATATTCAAACCTGAAGATATAAATAATCTACGTATAACAAATCCTCATGAATATTCTGTTATAATGGATTCTATATTTAATGATACAACAGGAATGTTTATACAGACTAACGGTAAAGGAGAAACAAAAATAGTTGGAATGAATGTAATAGGAATTCCTCAAAATACAAAAATACCTAAATGGTTAGACCCGTATATAGATTATAAAACTATTGTAAATAATATTTTAAGTCCATTTGTACCAGTATTAGAATTATTTGGTATTAAGACATTGGATGAGGGTAAAACTATTGGTGGTATAAATAGAAAGACTAATGCAATTTCAAATATAATAAAATTTTAATAGAAAGGGTTAAGTATTATGGAATTATTGAATTGCGATAATAATTATCAGTTAGGTGTATTGGGTATTGAGTACAGTGACATATTTGGATTTGTAGTAGAAAAAACATTCATCTTCAATAACAAAATAGGTATGATGAAAGTGAATAATAGAACTAAGATTTACATTATTAAGTGGAATAACGATTCTCTAAATGCAGAAATTCATATAGATAATATGTCTAATAGTAAATCAAACTTTGATAAAGATAATGAGGTTGATTATAATTTAGCTAAAGGGTTATGTATATTATTAGATATAAATATTGAAAGTTTTCCATTTAAATAAAAATATAAGATTAAATGAATATAGAAAGAGGATAGAAAATGAAAGTTAAATTAAAACAGCTAACTACAAAGACAACTCTATTAGGAAAATATGATCATACTTATGTCGGATTTGTATATCATGGATGTATGGGCGATCTTTATGCAGCAATAGATAAATCAAATAATGATATAGTGGTATTAAATATTAACTGGGGTAATTGTAGTTGTCATTTAGGTAGTGATATAAGAGATTCTAGTAAGACAAATTCTTTTACAGAAAATGAGAGAATTATAATAGAGGAATTATCTGAATTACTAGAATTAGACTTAGTACCTATAGTATATTAAAAGTATATAATTCAAATAACTGTAATTAAAGAGAAAAATGATGCTTGAGCTTACACACTCAAGCATCTGACAAATTTATTTATCAAGGAGGTTTTTTTATGTCAAAATCAAGACAATAATAGGTAGCCATGGTTTCATGACTAGTAAACAGTAAGCAAGAATCACAAATGTAACAAAGAACTTTGTGAATTGTAATTACTTTGTACTTTAATACAATTATAAATAAATTATAACTGCATTAATGACTTGTTTGGTTTATTTACATATTATTTTAACGTAACCAAATAATATTAAATTTCTCAATGTAAGAAAGGAAAAGTAAAATGGGAAAAGAAAATGTAAATGAAAAAGTAGTTAAGTTAGTTGATACAATTAAGAATTGTATCTCATTATCGTGTAATTCAAAAGATTTTGATATTACTATAGTATCAAAGATTAATCCAAAAGATGGATCTATGGCTACAGTAAATTCAATAATCAAAAAGAAAGGTGAAGGTAATCAATATAGACAGTTGACTGTATCATTAGATATAGATAAGAGAAATGGTTTATCTCATGTGGTAATATTGAATGTAGATAAATTAAATTCAAATATTCTATTTAATACTACAGAAGATAATCCTACTGCAAAGATAGAGAAGTATCTTCCTAATATAGTTTCATCAACTCAAGCTATATTGATGAAAATGGGGAATGTATCTCCTGAGAGAAAGTTGAATAATAGAAGGGCTGTTTAATGATTAGTAATGATTTAATTAATAAAGGTAAAGAATTATTCCAACGGATAGATGATATAATGCTTAAGAGAGTTAATTATATTGGAGTTGGAAGTGATACTAAGAAGTTATACAAACCTTATGGTGAAGCTGATGATATCGGTACATTTATAATATCTATATCATTCTTTAAAGATATTGATGATGAATATATGAATTTAATTTATACATCAATGGATAGTGAAGATGATGGATGTTGTTATGAAACAACACGGTTTAATATGAATGTAGATTTGCCGTCAGATTTTAAACCAGAAATAACAGCATTAGCTGTAACAGATACATGGCTTGGTGAAGAAAAAAATATCGAAATAGTTAAGTAAGAAAGGGTAATAAGTAAAATGGAAAATTTGGATGAGAAGTATTTAAATGATTATAATGAATTTGTAGTAGAAGATGAAGAGCATATAATTCCAATTTGTTCTTCAGCAATAAAAATCTTATATGAGAAATTTAAGGTTCCTCTTAGTGACCCAAAGTTGATAGCGGTTATTGTAGAAAGAACTTATAAGGTTATTATAAATACTCTTAAATCATATGAGAGTAAATTAAGTGAGTTTAAAATTAATATATGTGATAGATTGGAAATTGGTTATACTACTAATACATCAGATGATGATGAGAAGCAGGGTAACTATATGATTTACATGAATCACTTAAATAAGTCTGTAAAGGATAATGTAAATGAAGATGCTACAACTCCTACAGAAAGAATTACTCAGTGGAATATTGAGAATGTTATAACTCAACCGGGTATTATTAGAGAAATCAGTAATGCTGTTATTGAAGATCTTAAATCAATAGATGTTCATATCGGTATTAGTGAATTAGTAATGCCTATATTTATTACAGTATATGAGGCTACTGTAAATTATGTTAGAATTAAGAGACAAGAATTAGGTGAATTCG